GATTGGTTCTACTACAGCGAGGATTGGGGTAGCCGAGTATATCGCAACCAAAAAATTATTAAGATGCACGGGATTGACCTTAACCGCAACGAAGGTCGGCAACTTTACTATTGGAAAAATTATGTTCCAAGTGAAAACAACTACTACCCCCTCACTACCTATCAGTCTGGAATTAACGCAATAGTTTTGGAAGCAGAGATTTTTGACTTTCACAAACGCAATTTGGCAATGAATTTAATGCCAAGTTTGAGTGTTGCGCTAGTTGGTGACCCCACCCCTGAAGAAAAAGAGGAAATATACCAAAGTTTAATTCAGTCTTATTCGGGAAAAAACGGACATAAGCTAATGCTGTCCTTTAGCAACTCACCCGAGGAGCGACCCATTATAGAGGCAATTAACAACAACGGCAACGATGGATACTATACGGAGGTCTTATCCATGGCAATACAGAGCATTTTGAGCTCGTTTCAGGTCTCCTCGCCGCTTCTGCTTGGCATCCACAGCTTCAGCTCTAATCCGTTCTCACAGAACGCAGATGAGATTATGGTGGCAACAAAGCATATGATGGAATTTGTTGTTAAGCCAAAGATTAAGAAATTCAACCAAGGTTTAGAAAACCTTTTGTCGCTGAAATACAACAGACCCATTAAAATTATAAACAAGTTTAAAACACCAGAATTGTTATGATGGTTTATTACATAGACGAATCTTATGTTCGTGATAACTTACCGGTGGATTATTCCCTGCTATCAGGGAATATCCTACCGGCTTTAAACCAAGCGCAGTTAATTCAGTGCAGAGATTTGATGGGGGATAGGCTTTATAATTATATGAACGACCTTATCACAACTGGCGATATCAACGACCCCCAATACGAAAAATACAAATACCTTCTTGACACCTACCTACAAAATATCGCACTATATTGGACTGCGGCATATTTGACAACAAACTTGTTGGCAAAATATGCTAACAGGGGTATCCAACTTGAAAATAGCGAGTTCTCAAGTCCAACGGATTTATCTACTTGGAGAACCCTTAAGAATGAGATGATGGATTTGGCAAGTTATTACAGCGAGCGCTGTAGAGATTGGCTTTGGTTTAACCAACAATACTTCCCACAATACCAATATTTCTCTGTTGATGGTCAGCAGCCAGCATCATCAAAAAACCAGTTTAGAGGTGGGGGTCTTGTTTTAGGGCAAGGACGTCGTTTCTCTTACAATAATATGTGTTGGTATTGATGACCAGTAGAAAGTGTCTTAAAACGCTTAAAAACGACCTCTAATGAACGAATACCTTCCTATCTATAACCGAGGTGAAAGTTTGACTGGCTATCAGTCTCGTTGTGCGTCTGGTCGTTTGCTACGTGAGAATGTCTTGAGTTTAGCAGTTCGGCTACAGATTTGTAGAGAACACGCGCAGCAGATGCGGGGAGCTTTAGGTCAGCGCTTTGAAAGTTAAAAACAAATTCTGTGAGCTTCTTTGGACTATAGAATAGTCGGGTGCTCCACTTTTCATTCTGCCACAATTGTGCTTCCCAATATACCGCCTCGCTTGGCTCAAGGTAATTCCAACATAGGACATGCACATATTCCTGTTTTGCATTTGGAATATTGATGGCCCAATTTAAGGTTCTGCCGTCGTTCATTTTAAAAGGGTAGCCCTTCAGATTCTTTGTCAAATTCGTTGTCCTTAAGAACCTTTAGAGTTTCTTGCGCTATTTGATGTGCGCTCTCAAATGGGGTGTCCATTAGGATATTGTAAATTACTTTGAGCTGCATAGCAGATAAGGTCAAATTAACTATGTTTTCTTCGTCCTGCTCAACTATCTCCTGATAGATGGTCTTGGGTCTGCTTGTGTTTAAAAAGGTCTCGTCTAAAAAGATTTCGTCTCGCTCGCTTTGGTAAGACAATTCATCCAACAAATTCTCCTGTAGGTGTGTGCCAAAAACATCTTGGATGTTTTCGCACTCACGCAACCATTCATCGCTAGATAGTTGCGTTCCCATAACCTCGTCAATCTTTTCACGAGTAGTGTAGAATGGAATTAGGATGTCTCTTTTCTCTTGAAGGAAAGAAATGATTTGGTCGTTGGTAAGGTTTTGTAATTGTGTCATAGCTTATATGGTTTTTAATTGAGTTGTAAAGATAGTGCTAAATTTTCAATCTATCAAAAGTGTTGATAACTTTTTCAGATATAGATGGGGGTTGCGATGTTTGCTATGATAAAACGTTCTGCAGCACGATTAAGTTTGTCGCGATAGTTAAATTGGTAAAACATATAATCTTGTTCCTTCATAAGGTATTTCATCAACTTCTCGTATCTCTCGGGTTCAGTTTCCCACATATTAGTGCAAAATGAATCTATGAAAAGTGTGGTCTGTTGTTCCAAGGTTACGCTGGTTACTTCCCCTTGTGCGTTGAGGTAGCTGCATCGGTCCATCTTCTTGAAGTGTTTTTTCATCAGCGATGCGAATTCGTTGTAGAAAAGTCGGTAATTGGTTTCTGTAGTCATAGTTGAGGTTTTGGTTTTAAGAATTAAAGTGTAAAGATACTGCAAGATTTTAAATCCTACAAATTCTATATGGTGTAATTTTTTTGAAGGTAGGGTCAATATCTATGCGGAACCAATAAGTAACCCCGCCAGCTTCGTTGTCATGCATATCTTCAAAAAATTGCCAAAGTTCTGTGGTTTCTTTCTTCATAATGCTTAATGCTTTAAAGCATTCACCATTAAGATAAAAACGGAGCATATAGAAGTTTTTTTTACTTTTCATTTTGTTTGTGTTTAAATTAATAACACGACAAAGCTACAACAAAAAAACTAACCCACCAAATTATTTCAAAACTTTTTTTGTTGAAGTGCGGCGACTCTTTTCCATGTCGTCTAATTTTTGTTGGAGCTCATCCACCTTTGCGTTGAGGACAATAATTTCGTCTCGCAAATTTTCCACCAGAATTTGATAAATAGAAATGCTCTTTTCCAAATTTTGTAGAATAACGCTCTCGGTTTGAGCTGCACCGAGACGACGGCCTAGCAGGAATGTAATTAAGCCAGTAATGATGGGGAGGATAATTTCTGTATAATCCATAAAGTATCTTAAAACAATAAATAGAATTAAGTTTTCAAAAAAGGATTATTATACCTATAATATAATAAATAAAACCCTAATATTTGGTTTTGTGTTTTGACAAAACAAAATATAAGGGTTTATTATAATAAGTAAATCTTTATTTGAACTAAAATGTAAAAAAAGTAAAAGAAGTAATTTGACAACAAATTCTAAAGTTGGTATATTTAAATAAAAAAAAACATTAGAACATGAAAGATTATGAAAACCGACTAGTCAAAGCTATACTCCATTCCAAGGAAATATTCACGGAGAACCCCGAGCTACTGAATTACGCAGAGTTATTTGAAAACAAATACAACAGATTTGTTTTCAATAACATCAAAGAATACTCACAAAAGTTTAAGGGTATTCCAACGGAAGAAATACTGCGAGACATCTTGGCGATGGAAACAAGCAACGAACAGATTAAAACAATACTGCTAGACCATTTTGACTCCAACATTCTACCAATTCAAATAGAGGAGCACGAGATAAATTACATCAAAGAAAGAATTAAAACACAAATTAAAGAACGCATCATAGCAAATACCTTCAACGCAGTAGGAGCTAGCAAACTATCAACAGACGAAATGAAAGTTCAGTTGGAAAGGATTGTATCTCTTGATGAAATCCAAGAAAAATACGAAATTATTAACCTGTGGGATTTTGACGAAGATGTAGAGCGCAAGGTTATTAAAACAAATTTGGAGCTAATTGATGAGTTCGGGATTGCAAAGGGAGAACTTGGGGTTCTACTGGCAGGAACAGGCGTTGGAAAAAGCGTGTTCTTGAGCTTCCTAGCGTCCAATTTTATGTTGGGTGGATACAATGTCTTACACATAGTATTTGAGGGGCACAAAAACCAATATTTGAAATCCCACAACATCAAGCTAAAGAACCCCACCACCCAGCAACTAAAAGAAAACCCACTATACTCCAACATAAAATTAGTTAAGATGCGCTCCAATATCACAACCGCACAAGAAATAGAGGAGCTCATCAAGGACTGCATAAAGGGGGGATTCAATCCTGATGCACTTGTGATTGATTACCTTGATTGTATCGTGATAGACAACAACAACGAGACCTGGCGCAACGACATTAAGATTATTAACTATATGGAGCACCTTGCTCAAAAATACGAAATAGCAATATGGAGTGCTATTCAAGCAAATAGAAGCGGCATAAGCAAACCCATAGAACTTGATAATGTTTCAGGTTCAATAGCAAAGGTGCAGAAAGCATCAATGGTGCTAGCGCTCACAAGAACCCCCATGCAAGAAGAACAGAACCTTGCGGATGTTCGGGTTCTCAAGAACCGAACAGGCCGCAAAGCACAAACAACAAACTGCACTTGGAACCCCTCCACTATGGAGATTGCTATGCCAATATGTCAGGAGGTATTATTGTAGGGGGGCTTTGAAAGAAAGATTTTTTATATTATATTTTAACAAAAACAACAGATATGGAAAACAGAATTGAGAGATGGCTGAAAAGGAATAACCTTAACGCTCTATACCGCAAGATGCAGGAATGGAATACCCAAAGCGTTAATGAATTCTTCAAAAAACAATTTGATGGCAGGCTCAGCAAATTAGAAAAGATTTGGGTAGAATACCTACAGAGCGAATACGACCACAGAAATTGGTATTGACCTTTTTGTTTTCAAAGAGTATTTATTGAAAGAGAGGGGGACAGGTTTTATATTTTATCTTCTTGCTCCCATTAGAAGTTTCGGTATCTAATATTTTTTTTTACTTCCCCCTCTTTTTTTTCATCTATGCAGCAAACCGGAACTAAAAGAAAACGAGTAGGAGAACAAGGCGATTGGGAATATGAATGCACCTGTTGCGAAAGATGGTTAGAGAAGGCAAGATTTAGGGGATGCGTGAATTTTGTGGATGCTTATGGTAATTGTCTTATCTGCACTTCTTGTCGTTCAAAGAACACCAAACAAAAGCAAATGGAAGAAGATAAAGCAAATGCAAAAAAGCTTCTTGAAATTATAGGTTTCTACAAACACCAAGACAGCGAAGCATGGCTGACGGCCAGCAAAAAAAAGAATGAAGCTTGAATATTTATAGTTATATGAAAAGCGTTCTTACCGAGGCAAACCTCCCCATCTTCAACGAGACACCGCAGAAAAAAAGAGAACTCATAGAGGGCGGTGCCGAATTGCTTTGGGAGCAATGTCGGCTAACCGCACAACTAACGGGAGAAAATATGGGAAGCGTTTTATCAAAGGCACTTGCCAAACTTGAAAGAGATGTTAAGATTTACCAAGAAAAAGAAGAATACGAATTGTGCTACTACCTTAACGAAGTAATATGGCTCACCCATAGTTTAGCTCAAAAGGCAAGAACCGACCAACCAATAATATAAAAACCCCCAATATCACCTTGTGCAATTGTAAGCAAACCTCCCTACAAAAAGTTGAAACATACCTCCGTGCAAACGGATGGGCTAGAATAAGTGGCTCCCAAATGGAAGTCATAGATGAATTCATTTTTAACACCATAGGAGTGCGGCCCTCAACAAACGAAGAAAGACCTGACCTATACGGAACAGCAAAGTCAAACCAAAAGAAATAAGAAAAACCTCAACAAAAAGTCGGAACCATCGGGTCTGTTTTATTCAAACTTTATGAGGTTATTGGGGGGAGGGGTTAAATCTCTCCCTTTTTTTTTATAATAGTATTAACACAGATGAATAGACAAGAAAAATTTAAAATAGATAGCGAAGGTAATTCTCTTTATTGGTGCGGCTACCATAAAGATTATGCACCCATAGAAGGTTTTGGTGTGAAGGATTCAATACCAAGGGGAAGATGCAGAAAATGCGAGGCATTAGTTGAACGGCTCAAACGACTAAAAAAAAATAGCTTGACCGAGGATGAAAAAGTTGCGGAGTTTCTAGCCATATTGGGTTATAAAAAAGAAGACCCCTCAACTATCTACGAGCAATTTTTAGCTAAACATCAATTAGATATTCGTTGAATAATAAATTAGGTTTTTCTGTTTTTCCTTTTAAAAAAAGTATTTATATTTGTAAGGTAAAAAGAAAAAATGGATTCAGCGATATTTGAGTTTAGCGAGCACAGGGAATTTAGAGTAGGTATTTTTGTGAAGGAATGGGGTGGCCCCACTCTTGCAGGATATTTGGATGAGGTATTTGACAACCTATCCCACGACAATTTTTTATCAACACAAATGGTGCTAGCGGTTAAAAGGTTTAGCCTTTTTTTGCAGGTGTCTAAACCACCTACAAAAAATCCCTTCTCTAACCAACTAAATTCCAAAGGAGAACCCGAGTATCCACTTGACCTATATTGGTTCAGCAGATTAAGCGAAAACAAGCTTATACGCCACAATATCTATTCACCAACGAAATACCAATTCTTCTTTAACAAAAGAAGTTTAAAACTTATTGTGCAGTATAACAATAACGAAAAGATTTTTACCTGCGCATATACCAAAATAAATTATCGTGAATTGTTCGGCGAGGTTGTCAAATGGGCTGCGGCTATTGACAAAGAACTTGCGGATTGCGATTGCTTAAACTAAAAAAAAATGATAGGAGCGCACAAATTACAAGAAGAAGATGTTGTTGAAATAAAAAGGTTGTTGGCTATGGGTATCTCACAAGCTGAAGTTGCTAGAACTTTTGTTCCCATATCGGGACAAAAAGTTTCAAGAATCCACATCAATAGAATAAACGCTGGCAAAAGATGGAACCCCGAGATAAGGTCATTCTTAATGAAAGAACAACAGGAAACCCCTGACAACTTGACAGATATTTTTGCCCTATCGCCGTGGAGCAAATACGCGAGCCGATAAAAGGGTATATTTATCACTATGAAAGAGGTTAATAAAGGGGGCAGACCCAAGTATAGCACCATGGAAGTTTTAGTTCATCGTGGTAAGGCGCCCGCTAGTTGGGAAGAAGATATTATTGAACTTGGAAGACAAGGCAAAACGCAAGTTCATATTGTAAATTA